CAACAGTTACTCCTAGTATTTCTATTACTCCTACTGTAACGCCTAGTATTTCTATTACTCCTAGTTTGACTAGAACACCTACTGTAACGCCTAGTGTTTCGATAACTCCTACTGTAACGCCATCAGTTTCAATAACTCCTAGTGTTACTATTACACCAACAGTTACTCCTAGCATTAGTATAACGCCTAGTGTTACTATTACGCCAACAGTTACTCCTAGCATTAGTATAACGCCTAGTTTGACTAGAACACCTACTGTAACGCCATCAGTTTCAATAACTCCTACTGTGACACCAACTATGACTCCGACTCCGACTACGCCGTCTGTACAATTTGGAGTTTCAGTAACTACTAAATATGCCACAGATTTCTTAGCTTGTCAAGGTACAGTAACTGGAACTAAGTTTTGTGCTCCTGCAGGAGGAACCACTCCATCAGGTCAAGTTTACAACGATAGCGCATTAACAGAGACTTGGACACCGGTTAGTGGAGCTGGTATATATCTATTCCAATTTGGCGGATTAACTAAATTTGCTGTATTAGTAGGAGCTACGGGAATCATTGACTACGCAATAAATTGTGTAGGTGTATCTCCTAGTGTTTCTGCAACACCTAGTTTAACAGCCACTCCTACTGTAACACCAACGGTTACTCCAAGCGTTTCTGCAACACCTAGTTTAACGCCAACTATGACACCGACTCCTACTACGCCTTCGGTATCATTCGGAGTTTCAGTAACTACTAAATACGGAACTGATTTCTTAGCTTGTCAAGGCACTGTTACGGGTACCAAATACTGCGCGCCTGCAGGAGGAACTACTCCAGCTGGACAGGTTTATAATGATAGCGCTTTAACCGATCCATGGACGCCTGCTAGTGGAAATGGCATATACTTATTCCAATTTGGAGGATCTACAAAGTTTGCTGTTTTAGTTGGTAATACAGGAATTATTGATTCAGCAACCAATTGCGTAGGAGTATCTCCTAGTGTGTCTCTTACACCTAGTTTAACAGCCACTCCTACTGTAACACCAACAGTTACACCAACGGTTACACCAACGATTACGCCAACACCGTCACTTACTCCTCCGTTAGGATATGCATTCGTAGATATTGCTAATAATACTGCTGGTACAGATATTACTAATATTACTGTAAATGGAGTACAAGTAGATGGTGCAGTATTCCCAATAGTTGCTGGTGATGGAGCATCTGCTACAACTACACAAACTGGTGCATCTAGAACAATTGTAGTATCTTACACAAATGTAAGCAATGACTCTGTTGAGGTGATTGATACTGCATCAAACCTTACTTGTATAAGTGCAACATCAACAGCTAGAACATTTGCTGCACAAGTTGTAAGTGACGGTGGTACAGTAAGTGTTCAAATGTTTGACGGATCGTGCTAATAAAAAATAAAATTTGGAATATAAATAGGCGTAATATACGATACATAGTTACACATAGTTAATCAATGCTAAATTTTGTAACACTCAAAACATTTTTTAGTAAATTCTTATATATTTATATACAACAAACAAAAATTAAAAACTTATGTTATTCGGAATCATTATCGTATTAGTAGCAGTAGCAGCGGCTATTCTATTAAACAAAGCAAAGATCACTAAATTAGTAAATCAAGTTGAAGAGGCTGTAGCTCCTGCAATCGAAGAGGTTAAAGAAGTGGTTGAGAAAGCCGCTGAAGTAGCTCCTAAGAACGAAGTAGTAAAACAAGCTAAAGAAGCCACTAAGCAAGTTAAAACTAAGAAGCCCGCAAATAAAACGGCTCCTAAGAAGTCAGCAACAAAAAAATCTAAATAGTATATGCAAAAAACAGCGCTAAAGCTTTACGAGTTTTATAACCTAGAAGCAGAACTTAACGGAGTTACGAATCAGCAAACCGGAGAATCAATTTCCAAAGGTTTACTTTCAGAAAAGATCAAGTTAACAACAAAGTATTGGATAAACGATCTTACAAAAAAAGTAGCCACAGAGAAAGACGCCTGTGAAGCTATTAAAACCGAGTTAATTAAAAAGCACGGAACTCCTGACGAAGAAGGAAATGTTACAATTCCAATGTACATTAACATTGTAAAGGACGAAGAAGGTAAAATTGTATCGGCAGAAAACAATCCTACTTTTGCAGAGTTTCAAAAAGAATTCAACGCCTTATTAAGCGAAGAAAGAGAATTAGAACACAAAGAGTTCAAGTTAGAAGAGTTCGAAGAAGTGACCTCAGAAGGCGCTTACACGACTTTCTTCAAACTTATCAAAATAGAAGAATAACGAATATTCATAAAAAGAAAATGGCCCGCCTAAAAAGTGGGCCGTTTTTCTTACATATTTATAGCAAATACAGTTATGGCAAAAATAACGGATGACGAATTACAAAAATTAAACTTTGTAAAACAAGACGCTCTGGAAGTTGCATCTCTTCTTGGAGAATTAAGCTACCAAAAGATATCTTTAGAAATAGAGATGGAAGAGCAAAAGAAAAAAATACAACAAATAAAAACTCAAGAGTCTCAAATATTTGAAGAACTTAGATCCAAATACGGAAATGTTTCCATAAATATAGAGACAGGTGAATTTAACTAAAGTGTTTTGAACTAAGTATTGATATTTATTACTAGAAAAAAACGACATAAATGGCCGAAACACTTATTAGCCCAGGAGTATTCTTATCAGAAAACGACCTTTCGCAAATTACCCAAGGACCAGTACAAGCAGGAGCCGCTTTATTAGGCCCTACAGTTATTGGACCAGTAAACATACCTACTTTAGTTACTACATATTCTCAGTACAAATCAGTATTTGGAGCTGCCTTCGTTTCTGGAGGTGCTTCTTATGAGTACTTAACTAGCATGGCAGCTTTGAACTATTTTGAGCAAGGCGGAGAATCATTGTTAGTTACAAGAGTAGCTTCAGGCTCTTTTACACCAGCTACAGCAAGTATTGGTGCATCAGGATCAGCTATCTCTTTTGTTTTAGAAACTCTGTCTTCAGGTATAACAATGAACAACAGCTTAGGCTCATCAGGATCTGCAGCAGTTAATGGAGCTTTACCTTCAGGATCAAGCGCTAACGTTAGATGGGAAATAACATCTGTAGATTCAGGATCAGGCGAATTTAACATGATTATCAGACGCGGTGACGATTACGAAAATAGCAAGTCTGTTCTTGAAACATGGAACGGTTTATCTTTAGATCCTAACCAATCAAACTATATTGCTTACGTTATTGGTGACCAAGCTTACACAGTAGCAACAGACGATTTAGGAAACGCTTACTTACAAACTACAGGTTCTTACCAAAATAAGAGCAAGTACGTTAGAGTTAGATCTGTAAACTCACCAACTCCTGGATATTTAAACTCCTTCGGTCAAGTTCAATCTCAATACACAGCTTCATTACCAACATCAGGATCTGGTTCTTACAACGGATCTTTCGGATCTTCAACTGGTAGTTCTAATGCTAGCTTAACTGGATCTAACTTCTTCGAAAACATTCCAAACGTAGCAAATAACCCAGTTCAACCAAGTACTAACATACAAGGTTTGAACGCAGCAGACTATAATACAGCTATCAACTTATTGGGCAACAAAGACGCTTATCAATTTAACGTTATTTATGCTCCAGGTTTAACCAACGTAAACGCGCCTAGCCAAATTAACGACATTGTCAATACGGCTCAAAATCGTGGAGACTCTATCGCAGTAGTTGATATGGTTGGTTACGGTCAAGCTATTCCTATAGTTTTAGGTCAAGCGACTGGATTCGATAACTCTTACGCAGCAACTTATTGGCCTTGGGTTCAATTAAGATCTAGAGAGACAGGAAAGGTTAATTTTGTACCAGCTTCTACAATTGTGCCTGCTGCTTACGAATATAGCGATAAAGTTTCTGCTGAATGGTTTGCACCAGCGGGTTTGAATAGAGGTGGTTTGCCAACAGTTTTACAACCAGAAAGAAGATTAACCTCTAACGATAGAGATAGATTATATCAAGGATCAGTTAACCCAATTGCTACATTCCCTGGAGTTGGTACTGTTATCTACGGTCAAAAGACTTTACAGAAGAAACCTTCTGCTTTAGACAGAGTTAACGTTAGAAGATTATTAATCGCTCTTAAGAGTTACATCGGTCAAATTGGAGAAACTTTGGTATTTGAGCCTAACACTCAAGTAACTCGTAATAAATTTATCAATCAAGTTAATCCATACTTAGAATCAGTGCAACAAAGACAAGGCTTATACGCATTCCAAGTAATAATGGATGAAACTAATAACACTCCAGATGTGGTTGATAGAAACCAATTAGTTGGTACTATCTACTTACAACCAACTAAGACTGCTGAATTTATTCAATTAGACTTCAACATCTTACCAACAGGAGCAACATTCGGTCAATAATAACAAATAGAATATCAAATGAACGATAATACAATCATTAGAATCAAAGTACCAGCTCGCTTATACGAAAGCGTAAAAGCTAAATTGATGATCAAAGAAAACTTCGAAGCCCCAGTAAAAGAGGAAGCAGAAGAGTTAAAAGAATCTCCAGTAGTAGACGTATTGGCTGCTTTATCAGGAGTATTAGGTCTAGGTCTAACAGGCGTAGCAATAACTAAAGCTCAAGATCTTTTGAAAAAGAAGAATCCTGAATTGTTCGATAAATTACAGAGCGCAGGCGCGGCTATGAAAAATCAAGGAGTTGGTTTAAACGAAGCTAAGAAAGCTGATCCTAAAAAAGCTGCTGAAGATAAGAAAAAAGCAGACGAAAAGAAAAAGAAAGAAGCGGAAGCTAAGAAGGTTGCTGACAAAAAAGCTGCAGATATGAAAAAAGCGGCTGAGAAGAAAAAATAAGTAGAGTAATATTTATACTAAATACACTAAAAATGCCAGTATTAGACCCAAATGAAATAATGTTTACCGCTTTCGAACCTACAGTATCGAATAGATTTGTAATGTACATCGACGGTATTCCTTCATAT